GGGTTGGCGCGACTTTCATTTATCTTTGGAGGGGTGATGAACTGATCGGGAATGGATTTCTCCTTAATAACCAAAAAGAGAAAGACAAACCAATTCGATATTATGCCAATCGGCATAATGTGCAGAATGCGATCAGCATGTCATTTCCGGGGAGCTCTCAGAAATATCCCATAGATCAAACTATGTGGCTCGGCACTCATGCTGGGGATTTGGTTTCCTTACCGGTTAGTAAGTTCCAACATATATCTGGTGGTGTGGCCCCTTTGCCCGTTGGTCAAATTACACTTGTTGATGGCCCAACGGTTGCAACATTTGTGGGTTTGAATCCCAAGACTCGGGATCCTGAGTTCTCTGGAGGTTCATTTATTGTCTCGAATAAAGAGATTTACCACAATGTTTCAACTGGTTGTGGCTCTTGTGGAGGAGTCCTTTTCGATAAAACTGGTTCCGTTATTGCTATGCATTGGCGTGGTGATAGTGGGGACAAGGAATATCCTAATGCGGCTCTGCCTATCAATCCTTTAAATTAGTAGTCCCGCCAGAGATGGCGGGTCCTCGGTATCATGGTGACCGACACGCTTTGATAGACCGTCTTTGGTCTTCACTTCGTGTCTCTCGCAGTGATTATCAGTTTTTTAGGCTAGTGGGTCAGTTTGACTCGCCCCCAATTCCTGATTACGTGAATCCCTTCCTCGATGAGGGGTATCTGTATGGGACAAAGGTTCCTCAGTTGTATAAGGATTGGTTTAAGGCTGAATCTGGTGATTATTGTTACACCCATAGTACCAAGAGTACTTTAGATGTGTCCGTCCGAAAAATGGACCGTCAAGTTTGTTATGAGTTTAGAAGTGATCCAAATTATCATAGAGTTTGCAATTTTCTGTATCACAAGTGGGGGAAGGTTTTAGCCGTGCCTAGCATGACACCATCTCAAATTTTGCAAGATATGGATACATCCAAAGCCCCAGGTTTCTTTGAGACCTGGCGTGGCTATAGATCAAAAGCAGACTGTTTGTTAGCAGGTCTTCTCGATGAATACTTTGATCCCAGACTTCTATCCGAGGTTCCACTTTGGAAAGTTTCTGGGAAAAATGAGATCAAAGAGACTGATCTGTATATTGGAGAAAAGAAACAGAGGACGTTTATTATAGAACCCCTGTCAATGCTATGGCATGATAAGCGCATATTTGGTAATCAAAATGCCGCCATAAAGAACCATTGGTGGAGTG